AAATAGAAGTTATAGCTGAAGTCGAAACTGTGGTAGCCGAAATAGAACAAATTGATTCCATATCTCAACCAGAATTAACAGAACCAATAGTTGAGATAGAAACACCTACGGAAGAACCTACTGCTAATGAGACGCAAGCAGAGGCGCCTACAGAAGAAACTACAGAAAATGCGCCTGTAAAAGAAGTTGTTGTAGAAAAATCCGAGCCAGAACCAGAACCAGTAGAAGAAAAACAAGAAGTTGCTGAAGAATCACAGCAAGAAGAAGTTGAAGAAAAACAAGTAACTAAAGAAGTAAAAGAAGAAAAACAAGTTGAAGAAACTATAGAAGAAAAAAAGGAGATAACACAAAATGATGTCAAAGAAAAAGAACCCGTACAAAAAAGCGTCAAACAAGAAAAGCAAAGTAAGCAAGAGCAAAAGCAAGCCAAAGCTAAAGAGATACTAAACAATCTGGTTGACCCTTATAGTAGTGTAGCGCAAATGACAACACTTGCCCTGGTGAATGCACTTGGCCCTAACATAAAAACATATAGTGCGCCCGTACAAACACAACCTACTTGGTACGAAAGCGAAGAAATATATGCAGACGCTATATTGCAAGATCCGTTAGGCAACTACTTTGGTGTACGAGACAGTTTAACTTTTAACAAGATGATTGATATGCAGTATGAGTAAATCAGAAATAGAATTTGGTGGCGTAAAGTTTAAATCGTCTACCAAGATAATTGCATTGCTCACAGCCTTGTCTACTTTAGGCGGTGCTATCTGGGCAGGCTTTGAAGGTTATGCTCGTTGGCAAGCTATGGAAACACAGATTAGTGAGTTTGTGGCTCCAGACTTATCTGGGTTTCAAGAACGTGTAGCTGTTACTGATGAGCGTATTACAAGCCTAGAAGAAAATGTTAACACAAAAATAGAAGCATTATCATCAGAAGTTCACACTATACTTGAGACTATTACTATAGAAGTAGACGCATTAAAACAATTAGTTACAGCGGCACAAGATGATGCCAGGACAATACGCAATGATTTGCGTGCAGACATACACACAGTTTTAGACCAGATTTCTGCGGTAGATAAAAGAACTAGGACAACCGAGCAAGAAATTCGCAGTTCCCAACGAACAGCAGAGAATGATGTAAGGACACTTATATCGCATGCAGAAGATAGGTTCGACAATAAAAGAACTGCTATAGAATCTGACGCTCAAAGACGAATTGAAGCGATGGATGTGAAGCTGAAAGAACTAGAGGATAGGCTTCGCGATATGCTTGAAAAAGCACTTAACAACCCTCTAGCTGGGAAATAAAAATGGCAAAAACAAAAAGCATAAATACGGTAAGCGCAGAACTATTAGAATTATCAGCACGATTTAAGTCGCATGAATATTTGTGTGAGCAATCACATGCTGAAGTGAAGTTTCAATTAAGACGATTGGAATGGATCGTAATAGGTACAAGCGGAAGTATTATTGCTGGTCTGTTTGCTATTGTTTATGGACTTGTAATTTAATAATGGGAGAAAAAATATGGATATGATTGTTGGATTTTTTAATTCTGGGCCTGCTTGGATAGCAGCCGTAACTGGTATAGTTACAGCTTGCACAGCAATAACAGCATTAACACCTACGACTAGCGATGATAAAATTATAAATTTTGTATTAAAAATACTTAATCTTTTATCTGGCAACATAGGTAAAAACCGTAATAAAGACGATCAGTAATGGGCTGGCTGTCGGCATTAGGTGGCATAGCCAAACTAGCAAGCAAGCTGTTTGGCTTTATGCTTATGCGTAAAGCAGTACAAGCAGACGTAATGAAGGATCAATTAGATGACATACATCTTAAGAATGAAGTTACTAAAAAGATTAATGCTACTAGCGTTGCTAATAAACGTAAGCGGCTGTCTAAGTATGTCAAGCGGAAGTAAAGGTTACTGCTTAATAGCATCGCCTATTAATCCTACGGAAGCAGACATAGAAGTTATCTCTGATGATTTAGTTGATGACTTGTTAGTACACAATGAAATTTATGATCGGCTATGCGAATGACTTATGAATATAAATGTGAACTCATTAGAGTAGTGGATGGAGATACTATAGATGTTAGCGTTGATTTGGGCTTTAAAGTGTGGTTGCGAAAAGAAAGAGTGCGCTTGTTGGGAATCAATACCCCAGAAAGCAGAACGCGCAACCTTGAGGAGAAAGCGCTTGGTCTTGCGAGTAAAGAACGTCTTAAAGAGTTGCTTCCCAAAAAGTTTATTATAAAAACATCCAAAGATGGCAAAGGTAAATTTGGTCGCATACTTGCTGTGCCTATAGTTGATGGCGAAGATATATGCGAAAAAATGGTTTTAGAAGGACACGCCCGCCCCTACTTTGGTGGATCTAAAGAACCCTGGGTATAAGGAGAAAAAATGTTTGAATGGTTGAATGGTTGGTTTACTAAAACACCAACAGTAAATGAGTTAAACAAAATGTCTAAACTTGAACTCGAAGCTAAAGGTAGAGAGATAGGCATTGAACTAGACCGAAGGCTAAAGAAACATAAGTTGGTAAAACAACTGCACAAAAAACTAGGCCATCCTAATGCGTGAAGAACTAGCTGACATGCTGACAGCAGATGAAGGTCTGCGCTTAAAAGTTTATGATGACCACAATGGTGAGCCTATTAAGAAGGGTTCTACTGTAGAAGGTTATCCAACTGTAGGCATTGGCAGAGAGTTGCAAAACTTTGGGCTGTCTAATGACGAAGCCCGGTACTTGTTAATGAATGACATACAACGCGTATTAAAAGAAGCGGAAGCATTTGAATGGTGGAATCATTTAAACGAAGCTAGAAAGATATGTGTTGCTAATATGTTATTTAATCTTGGGCTAACACGTTTTAATAAGTTTAAGAAATTTCAAGCAGCATTAAATACGAAATCATGGAGTATTGCTGCAGACGAAATGATGGATAGCCGATGGGCTAAACAAGTAAAAACCAGAGCGTTAAGATTAGAAAAGATTATGCGAACTGGACAACTTCTTTAATATTTTATTGGACAATTTTTATAGGCAATCGGTTTTTTGCTAGTAATTTACTGGACAAAATCTGGACAGTAGATACGGCAATGTGTGGACATAATTGGGAACACATGTTACTCTGTAAGCAAGGCATATTCTGACTTTTGAGGATTTGCAAGGGTTACAGAGCAAGGTATTAATCGGCTGTTAACCGATCGGTCGTAAGTTCGAATCTTACCCGCGGAGCCATTTAATCCCTTGATATTACTAGATTTTTTATTTTTGCTGATTTTGAAAAAGTAATTTACTAGACAAAATCTGGACAATAAAAAATTATAAAAAATCTACTGGACAAAAGGTCAATCGGTTTTTTTGATTCGACCCCTTGTAATTGACATTAAAAGTCATTATATTAATAGTATAAATGATTTTTATAATCAATAACAGAAGGGTCAAAATAATGTTAAATATAATACATGATAAAAAGAATAAACTTTATATAGTAGATGCAAGAAAAATAAAAGCAGGTCGCAAAGCATATAAAGATAAAAAAGTTGCTCAACTTGAAGCAAAGAAATTATGGGAGCAACATTTAGAACAAAACTATGTACCTCTTAATCATAGAGTAACTGGTCAAGAAGCATTAAACCAATGGATAGAAGAACAGACTACTAGAGAAGCTATTGGTGAATCAGAAAGAAAACATAAATTAGCATCGGCTGCATTGTTGTTAGAAACACAAATTGCAGGTACTAAATTTGCAGATTGGGATTTAGGCGAACTAATTTACCCACCTTTAAGAACCCCCAAAACAATTACTAGAGACATTTTTAATGGGCCTATGTCTATTAATAGGCATGCAGGTGGCAAGACAAGTGTTAAGACTAGGCAAAATTATTTACAGCATTTTAAACAAATGTTTAAATATTTTGTTGAGTGCGCTTATATTAAAAGCAATCCATTAGAAACAGCAAAGATAGAAAAGCCACAAGATTATAATGAGGACATGAAGGCTACACGTCTTAATCCAGAAATTATACATAGTGTACGTTCTAATATAGATGACGATTTTAAATTAGTATATTACACAGCAATAGCTACAGGTATGCGTCAAGGCGAACAAAGAGCATTGACTTGGAATGATGTTGATTTTGATGCAGGAACAATAAAAATATCTAAAGCTGTTAAGATTGCACAACATGGTGAAGAAATTGGCGTGCCAAAAACTAAGGGTTCTTTTCGTGAAATACCTATGAGCGAAGATTTATCTAAAGCCTTAAAGGAAGAAAAATTAAAACGTGGCATGCCAAAAGAAAATTGTTATGTATTTAGTAATAGAAACAATATGCCAATATCAGGCAAAACATTTCGTACTAAATTAAAAAATGCTATTAAAAAAAGTAGTGTCGATGCTTTTACTTGGCATGACCTTAGACACTTTTTTGCTTCTATATTGTTTGATAAATTTGAAGGTGATTATTATATTGTTAGCCAACTATTAGGCCATGAATCAGTAGAATTTACTAAAAAACAATATGTGCATTGGTTTAAAGATGAAGATAGAAACAACCGTGTAAGAGAAAGCATGGCGCAAGCTGGTATCTAAACACAAAGGGCGCCTACTCTGGCGCCCTCTCTAATGCCTTGCTAAGAAAATGCTCGGCTAATCTTATAAGTTCCTCCCTACTTATCTCCCTCCTATAATAACTATCATCTATCATTACGCTTAATTCAGTTGCTGTTGTCCAGATCAATAGCTTGGTGAAACTTAGTGATTTCTCCTGCTGGAACATATATGTCTCCTTTATCTCCAACTCTTATAACTTTAATATGCCCGGCATTAATTAACCTGCGTAGTCGGCTTCTAGTTGTATCGTTATATTCTTCATTCCATAACGCCTTGATTGCTTGCTTACTGTCTAATAAAGCGCTACTCAGGGAACCCGCCATATGTTTTCTCCTCTGTTGGTTGTGGTTGCTCATCTCTAGGTTTGTTTAAAAAGAGATTAAACGTAGCCACTTTAACCTTGTCATACCCTTCACCAGTACGCCTGGATAGATGTACGTTTATGTTCTTTCTTTCTTTCTCTATATAATCTATTAGCTTTTGGCGTAGTTCTTGATCATCTATGTTCAACCAAGCTGCCGCTTCGATATGGCAATCCATAGTCATATTGCCAAGCATCCTTACTTTACTGTTACTAAATTCTGGTCTCATGGGTTCATCCTTTCATGTTTATCACTCCAAAGTTCTGCAAGTTCTGCATGCTTTGTAATGTTTTCTTTTTCTAAATCTTTTAAATACTCTTTGTTTTTTTCAAACCAGGACATCGTATCTCCTGATGATGAAAACTTTTCTATGTCTGCTTTAGCAATAGCAATCCAAGCATCCCAATTAGCACTAGGATGAAATTCTGCTGCAGAACCATTGCTTGTCTGAGTTTGTGGAAATGGCTCTGGTATAGGATCGTCTGGCATAGGCTTTGGTGTTTCCTGGTTTTGAATTTCTGTCTTACGAACAACAGCATCCATTTCATTAGCACTAGCATACTCACCACCATGCAAACCTAACGAAGCCAAGGCTCGGCCTACAGCACTTGTCTCTGCATTTTCTAAAGCGCTTGTCTGATTGACTAAACCTTTGCCTCGGATTTCTTCAGCCATACCACTAGCAATAACACGACCATCTGGATCAGCTATCTTTGCCTGCACCCGGACATACTTATCATTAGCTTCTAGTAGTGTTGTGTCTATACCTAACGCAATAGCGTAGTGCCTTCGCAGTATAGTAATGCGGTGTTTAACCTCTAGGTACATCTTGTTACCCTTCTGTCTCACACCAGCCGTAGCCGTCATGCTATCCGCTTCAGCCATTATATCTTTGTGTGGTTTAATTGTTTGTTCCATTATTCTTCCTTTGTAAATACAGCTATTGG